GAATCGTAGAGGTTGTCTTCGATTGCTTCTTCAGTCAAGCTAAAGCCAAGGGCAATAGTTTCGTGGTTGTAACGCGCTGTCCATGCTTCTTGTGCATTGTCATAAGCGATGGCAGAGCCTTCGGATTTAACAGGAGCAGCAGAGAAACCTGACAGTTTTGTTTCTTCTTCGAATGAACGCTCAGAGGTCTCAGTTTCGTAGATCTCTTTGTGTTGTTCGCCATATGTTGCGTACTCAAGACCGAATAATGCATTCAATCCTGGGAGCAACTCTTTCAGTAGTTGTGAACGTGAAATAGCCATTTAATGCTCCTTATACGCCAGTGCGGTTATTGTACTGATGGTTATTGATCTTAACGATCAATTCTTGGAATGTATCAACGCCTGTAGCTGTTTCAGTTACAACGCCAACCACACGAGTCAAGAGGGTATCAGTAGCTTGGGAACCTGCTAATACTGAGAACTGAGAATTACCATTAGTGGTAGAGCCAGCGCCCAATACAACAGACATATTTGATCCAACAGAAGCTGTAGTAGCTGTAGACACAACGCTATTAGCGAGTGTTACGGCAACTTTGAATACGGCAGCAGGATCATCAACAACGAAAGCAGTAATATCAGCAGCCGCTGTACTTGCTGGCAAGAACTGGCTAAATAATTTCTGATTTGTTGCTGGTGAAGTGTAAGTACAACCAGTGAATACACCAATAACATAAGTAGCGTTTGAAGTGCCACCTGATGCTAAAGGAATGATTTGTCCGTTTGTATCAAGCTGAACTAAATCGCCGTTGAAAATAGCGGAGTTGGATGTACCAGCTACGCTAAATGGACGTACAGCGCCTGCATATGGCAGACCGTCCAAACGATTTACAGGCTTGAAACCATACGGAGCGCTAACGGTAGGATATGCCATTATTGAATCTCCAAAAGTTTAAAGTTAATTATTGCCTTTGCCAAAGCTACTTGTAGATTTCCGCTCTGAAAAGAGTGGCATCCGTGGGTCGCTTTGACGCATTAAATTATTATCTACAGCATCCGTCTGTGCTTGTGTTTGTCGAGCAAAATGCGCATTTCGCTGACTTATAAACTCTTCAGGAGTCTTGCAAAGTAATAATCCACCGATCTCAATATTGTCCTTAAAGCGACTATTGGGATCAATTAGCAGTTGAAATTTAGGTTGTTCCTCAATCCGAACTGGCTCCCAACCTTCTCTCATTTTTGCTGAGAGATTGCGGGGATCTGCCTGGTTCATCGTTGCGACACGAATCCAGCGATAAGCAAACCCAGCCTCTTTGTCAGGCTCGGGGAGCAGTTCAGCAGGCATCCACTGTTGGGGACGCTCTGATACTGCACGGGTTTTTAACTCACGACTTGCTCTTACTTCAGCCATTTTGGGCCTCCAATTTAGTTAGTTCACGGGCATACTGCTCTGGTGTTAATCCAAGTTTTTTAGCTAATACTACTTGCGTCTTGCTTAGTCGAATCTTTTTGGGACTCGTTGACCGTGCTACAGGCGCTACAACATTACTAGCCTTCGGAGATACTTTTTGTGGTCTCTCCTCTTGTTCAACATCTTCAAGCTCAAACTGTTCTGGGAATCTTTTACGCATCGTTTGATTAATGCGGTCATAGTAATCATCAGATCCAGCTCGTACACCATTGCGAACCAACTTCTCATGCAGGCCAAGTGCTAGACTCGTCATTTCTTCGTCTTGTCCGAACCATTCGTTGTTTTTTTGCCACGAAACGGCTTTGGAGTCAGGCGCATTGACTTGCGGTTGTTGTATTTGTACATCAACTTCTTCTTCTTGTAAAGCATTTTGATACTGAGGTTGATAATTTTGTGCTTTGTCTGATTTTAACCTAGCAGAAAGCATCCTGTCTTGAGCTTCCATTAACTTGTCTGAGTCGCCCGCCTCATAAGCAGCGCGGTATTCAGCCTTAGCCATGTCAAGTTCACGATCAGCAGCCTGTTTTACAGCATCAACATATACAGTTTCACCGTTAGAAAGGCGTTGCTTGAGGACTTTATTCTCATCAACCATCTTTTTAGCAAGGCGTAATGCTTCTTGCTGTTCGCGATAAGCAGCTTCTTTTGCCCTACGCTCATCATGCCAAACCTTTTTAAGCTGTTTAAAACGCTCTTTAGTCTCGCCTTGATACTTTTCCAGTTCATCATTTTCAAGAGCGTCAACAAGCGCCTTTGGAGCAGGCTCTTTACCACGATCTGCTTCAGGAGTGTCGTCTTCAATCTCAATACTAAATTCTGAATCGGATTCAACTTCTACCTTAGTGGCAGCTTTTGCTTCCTTTTCGTCTGGAAATTCAAATTCTTCAAAATCTTGTGTATTTTCAGCCATTCTCAGCCCCTTTATGCACGTTTGATGCCACGAGGATCTTGAACTACAGCCTCTACGGAATCATCGTTAATCATACGGAATTCACGACCATGAATTAACAGGCGTGTACCAGCATTTGGACGCACAATTACAAAGTCACCTTGTTTGCACCAGGCGCCTGTTGGAAATCGTGTCGAATCTTTGTAGCAATCTTCACCCATTTCAACTACAAACAGAACTGTTGCCAGCTTCTCTTCATAATTCATGGTTTGATCCGCCTTAATCAGCCCGCTTTCGTAGGCTTCTTCCACTTCTGGAATAGCGCATAGAATGCGATACCCTGATGGTTTAGGCAATTGCTTTGCTTTGTCTTCTGCTGATGCTGCAAATGTAAATTTTCCTACTATTTCTGGCTTATCGGGGTTTGTGGCGATAAGAATTCCAGCTTCACTCATTAGAGTTCTCCAGGTTTTTGTCAAGGTCTGATATAAATAAACGTGCGGTCAGCAGACCCTGAATCTCACCACACATCCTTTGGTACTCTGAGTGATCTTTACACACTCCAGTACCGAGCGCCTCTTGTAGTCGCCCAACTTTCTCATCTATTTTTTGTGATAGATGATTCAGCATTTTGTCGATCATTATTTACCTTTCGTCGGTTTATCTGATCTAGCCATTTCCATCCCCAACTTAACGGCTTCCATCTCAGTTTTTGACTGGCGGTCTGCTTGGTCTTTTTGGGATTTAATAGCTGCTTGCATTCCCGCAATTTTTTCCTGGCTTTCAATGCGGGATTTTTCAATCTCAAGTTGGTCAGCTTTAGCCGCAGAATCTGCAATTAGCTTACGTTCCTTGATGTCAACTTCCTTAGCCTTCAATTGCATCTCTTGTTGTTGCAATTGAACTAAAGGATCTTGTGCTTGTTGCTGAGCTTGTTGTTGTGCAATTTCAGCTTTATTCATTTGCAGTAATTTGGCTGCGGCTGGCGCGGCTAAACGTGCAATTTGGATTTCAATTTCTTCTGGCAATTGTTCATCATCATCTTCACTTTCGCTATATGGAATTGGAACACCAATCATATCTTCCATTTGTTTGCGATATTCGTAAGCAACGTGTTCAGCAATATGAGCTTGCATAGCAGCCATTACTTGTTGAGCCATTGGATTTTGACCAATGATCTGGGCAATCTTAGGATCTTGCATAGCGGACATATGCACTTGAATATGCGCTTGATGATCTTGATAAATAAATGCCTTCAGCGGTTTTCCTTTTAATGCCTGCATGTTTTCTGTAATTGGATCTGATGGACGCTGATCGTCTGGTAATGGAACCAGCTTTGAAGCATTCTTAATACCCAATACATCTAACATTTGGCGGTGTAACAATGGTAAGTTGTACAACTGTGGAGCAGACTGCGCTAACTGCAAAACCGCTTGATATTGAACAACCTTTTGACTCATTGTAGCAGCGTTAGGATCAGAAACTGGTATAACCTCTACGCAGTCATAGTCTGATTTTTTAGCGCGGCGATTGCCTTCAGATGGATCATATGAATACTCTTCTGGAGTATAGTCAGCAATAATCTTCTTGAGCAAACGGAACTCTTGTTTCATAGAGTAATGGATACGGGCTTGTACCGCAGACATTACTTTGAGAGTTCTTTCCAAGATTGCTAGTGTTGTCCCAACTGGAGACTGGCTAGACATATCTGAAACTTTAAGATCTCCAGCAGAAGCGAAACGACGGCCTTCTTCAACAATGTTGTTGAGTAAGCTATACAGAACTTGTGAAGGCTCTTTGTATGGCAACGGCATGATGTTATCTTTCATCGTGCCAGATGGAACGTCTACATCTCTGAATTCACCAGGAGCTATCGGGGTGTCGTCGCCCTTAACTCGCAAGCCACGGGTCTTAAAGCCACCAGGCAAATTCGATAATGAGCCTGCATCAACCAATTGGCGTAGGATGGAAGTGCCTGATTTAGCAAAAGCCCCAACCAAGTGGATAAGACCAAAGCAGTAGAAACCAAAGCCAGGGATATAGCCGTAATGGACAAAGTGTTGACGCTTTTTGTGATTTTTATCATCCTCTGCCCAATTGCGACGGATCGCTAAAATGGTATTACTACCTAGTTCAATAGTGACTACATACGGCAAAGCAATTCCTGTAGGCTCGCCATCTTTATCTTCATGCTCGTATCCCTCTAAATCTAGGTCAACGTGCATTTCCAATACTTTGTAACGGTCATCAGATGATGCGCGGAAGCCCAGCTTTTCAGCAATCTTCTTTTCAACTTCATCTAAAGTATTATTTGGAGTACCCAAATCAACATCACAGTAAAATCCTGCAACCTGTAAACGGCGCATTTCATTTTCAGTTTTGCGCATTACATGGGTTACACGTTCTGCCGATTCAATAGATGATGCGCCGTAAGGAACAACAATATCTTCTGCTGGAATGTACATGGATACTTGACGTTCCAATGCTGGATCGTAGTACACCTTTTTAAATGCATTACCAGCAATACCCAAGCCCCAAAGCATGCGCTCATGTTCAGGTCGGTATTCAACCATTTCGTCTGTTAATTTGAAATTCATGTCGGCTTGCACACGCTCAGACGCATCCTTCTTGTCTTGCGTTTCTTTGCCAATAATTTGTGTTTTTACTGGGCCAGATGCTGGGAAGGTTTCCATAATCGTTTCTGATTGGAACTTCACTACAGCTTCTGAAAGTAATGGATGGTACACACCACAGGCTCCGGGCCATGGTTCTGTACGATCTTCAATTTTCATTCCCAAGAGTTCCAAACCATCTACATAAGTTTGAATCCAGTCTTTGCGGGAAGCTACATCTGAATCATAGTCACCGATTAAGTTTCCAACTAATTCTGTTAATACACCTTCGCCAAGGTACTCTGCTAAGTTGGCATCAAAAGTATCGCCAGTCTCTTCTTCTGGCTCTAAGGTTATTTCCAAACCATCCACATCAATGGATACTGATTCTGGATCCTCAATTTCAATTTCAATGTCTGGCTCACCCACGCCTAAAGACTCCAATCCCTGCGGGGCTTGATATAAACTTTTATCTATTGCCATAGTGTTTCCTAGTAATACGCAACTTTGCGTCTAAATTCAATCGGATCATCTTGTTCGTCGCTTGGCAAGCGTAAAAACCCGCCTTTTCTAAAACGGATAAGGCACATTGTACTTGAGTCCACCAAGTCATCGTGATCCGAATTAGGAAATGCTGCCATTTCTTCAATTACTTCTTCTGCCCATCTTTTGCGCGGCGCCCAGATCTTGCCAGACGCAAACAAATCTGTTACCGAGTTAACCCGTGTAATCTTATCATTACCACGGGTCGGTGTAAACTCCGAAACAGGAATACCCATTCTACGCAACTCAAACACTAATGGCGCTCCAGAAGCTTTTGCCTCCACAATAAATGCATCAGGCTCCCATTCTTTGTACATGCTCATTGCCCGTTGCTTTAATTCTGGAAACTCTAGCCTTTCCTTATAGGCGTCCAATAAAATAATATTGGGGTCATCTTCATTTTCATTAAGATAGAATACCCCCCAAGTTGTGCAAGCACTATAGTCGCTCCGCTCGTTTTTAGTAAAGGCAGTATCCCATCCTTGGATAATAAATTCGCACATGGGAGGTCTTTCCTTATCCCACATTTTCCACCACTCCCGCTTTACTAGCGCGCCCTCTTCACTCGTAGGCTGTTGTTGATACTGCGCATTCCACTTGGATACTGGCAGTTCTTCTTTTAAAGCTGAAAGTTCCTCTAGGCTCCAGAACTGCGGCCATAGGGGTTTGCCGGATGGCAAAATTGCTGGAAAGTTGATAACTTCCCATTCGTCCCCGTCTCGCTCCACTGCCGACTGTAGTATTTTTCCCGTTAGGTCTCGCTTACTCCAGCGAGTCATAATTACAACAATCGCACCGCCTGGTTGCAAACGCTGACGTGGGCCAGATGTGTACCACTCATACACTTTATCAAATACAGATGGATCTGTAGAGGCTAAGGCTGCTTCTTGTTCTGAGTGAGGATCGTCAATAATGAGCAAATCCGCGCCTTTACCAGTAACAGTACCGCCAACACCAATAGCGAAATACTCGCCGTTACCGTTGGTTGACCATCGACCAGCTGCTTTACTATCCGAGCGGAGAGCGACGTTTGGGAAGATTTTGGCATATGCATCGCTATCTACTAAGTTACGAACCTTACGTCCAAAGCCCACCGCAAGTTCGGCGGTGTTGGATGTTTGAATAATTTTTTTACCAGGGTATTGTCCTAAGAACCAAGAAGGTAGTAGATAGGAACCAAACTCCGACTTTGTGTGTCGTGGTGGCATATTGATAATGAGTCGCTTGAGTTCCCCCTTTGCGATCCTCTCAAAAGCCTTAGCCATTACTTTATGGTGCGCTCCACCTACGAACCCAGGCCACATCTCTTTGACGTAAGCCATAAAATCAGTCTGAGCCTTTTCGCGCTTTAGAGAGTTTATATACTCGTCCGCCATCTCAAAGAAAGATTCTTGTTCGTTTATTGGTAAACCTTTAACGATTGACTCAATATCCAATGTCTCTTACCCTCAAATTAACTGGTCGGATGCTTCTCGCCTTCCTTGGAACCCTCTTGCAAACTCCCAAAATGCAAAGTTGATTCATTATCCTAGCAACATTCCCGCGCCCCTTATCTCCAGTCATGGACATAATATTATCTATAGACGGGGCAAATCCAAACTTTTTCCACCAGGAATCAATTACCATATAGACTTGTGCTTGGCGCTCAGTCATAAGAACTCCACACTCAAAATATATCTCTCTTTATCCAGATTAAGAACCATATGTGGTTTAGTCACATTCAATAAGTAATAAGTATGTGGCTTATATACCAACTCTTCAATTTTAAAATTTGGATTATCCACCGCCCCGAACACCGTATGGCTTTGTCCATGTTCCAAAAGTAAGTTAATAGACACTTTGCGGTCATCATCTGTATGCCAATTATAACAAGTATACGGATCCATCTTTAAAATCCCCGCCCGCCAGTTCTTATCTTTTAATCTTTCAAACATCTCTTCACTCTGCAATAGCTCATATGGAACTAACTTAGCTTGGAAATTATAGTAAGGCTGGTAGCCCGCTGGATCGTGTGCCAACTCCAACAACTTATCTACCACCCCACAAATATATGGTAATTCTTTATAACTCATAGCCAAAACATCACCAAATAAAATAGGATAAAGAAAATAAATACCGCCCAGAATTCTGCATATGTCATATATATACCCCCCTACCCCTTTTCAATCCAAACAGTTGACGGGGGGGTTTCTGTGTTGCCGGTAATATTACCACTTGGATTTTTTTGTACCCCCTCCCCCTCTTCGCTGCGGAAATTATGTGGGCGATCGCTAACTTTAGGTGGGATATTGTGTGGAATACTATGCATATAGTTGGGCGTACCATCGATCAGATCTTGGGGGTAGGCACCAGGTGGGTCGGCGCTATCAATGATTTCAATCGGCTGGGATTCGCTGGTAATATTACCACTCGGCGCGCCTGATATCTCTCTCATTAGCTCGTCGGCATCGTCTGTGTCTTCGTTGATCGTCCTCATGTTCTCGCTAATGGCTTGCTTGAGTTGCGCCATGAGATCCGCTCTAGCCGTATCGCTATCTCGTATTGTCTTGATCTCCTTGCGCTCTACGAATGCATCCACACCCGCAACTGTGCCAAGCGCCTTGAGTGCCGTCAGTCGTGAGGCAGGAGGATTGTCTTCATTGAGTGCCTCTTTAGTTAGCTGAGACACTACTAGCGCCCTTAGTTGAGCAGTAGAATGCGATTTATTGAACTCAATAGCCTCCTGAATGGTAGCTATCTCCGTTGCTATTCGGGTGTCGTTCCTTAGCTTGCTAGCGTTATCGCCTACCGTCTTGGGCTTAGCCTTAGTATTGTAGGCTTTACGGTAAGCATCTGCTCCCGTATCTCCTAGCGCGACATTCTTGGCGAATGCCTTTTGTTTACTGGTTAAGTTGGTAGATCTATGCCCTAGTAATAGCACATCAATAGGTTGTTGATCTAATCCTTCGGCAATCTGTTTGCGAGTGAGCTTGCTTGGCATATATATGGGTATAAAAAGAGTATTTGGTAATATTACCACGATAACTGTATAAAAACACAGTACCAAGACAACGCTAGAGAGACGCGAATAGAATTGGGACGCACAAAGGGACACAAGAAAGCCTCTATGTCTCTCTCTATTGGTTGTGTTATCTCCTAGTAGGGAAGAATACAAACCGATCCAAGGGGAATATTTGAGCGGGCTAGCATCTCGCGAATGCCTTCAGTTTTGTAAAGTTAAACGGATTAGATTGTAAAGTTAAGACGAGAGAAATAGACGCGAAGAACCCCATCAAGTAAAGACAACGACACCCACAATCCCACCTGATTACACCCGCTTAGATCTACTCTCAGCCCATATATAAAAGAGAGATTAAATACCGCTCAAAGATAGCGGGCTTTTATCATTTTAATGCGTAACCAGGTAAGCGATCACCCGCTAAGCCTTATTCTATATAGGCAATACTTGACTAAATCAAAGGGGCTTGACAGGTCAAAATCAAAGTGTGTTAGAGTCTCTCTTAATGCAATACATAGCAGATTAACCATGCAATAGATTACTAACCTAAAAGGAATAGAACACATGAAACAGAACATAGACTTACACGACTTCCGCCAAGCATTCCACAACATGGGCAGAGGCGATCAATTCTCATATGAAGCCCTAGAGGTAATATTTGATTGGATTGAGGAATACGACAGAGACAACGGATCGGAATCTGATCTTGATGTAATCGGCTTATGTTGCGAGATCTGCGAAATGACTGCGGAAGAGTTTGCCTCTTCCTATGGATACGAGGACGAATTCGAAGAGGATCAACACATTACTTTAGAGGACGCTGAAGAGTATCTAAACGATAACACCTTAGTAATCGGCACGACTAACGAAACCATTGTTTTTATTAACTTTTAAGGAGCGGGCGATTATGAAATTTACAATTGAAATAGACATTGAAGACCAATATATCCACGAACACGCTGAGGACAACAATTGCACTTTTAACGAATCATGCATTGAGATTACTAATGTTTGCTATTTGGGAATCTCATGTATTGATGCAATGCTTGATCGTTCTATGGGCTTGCCAATGCATTCTGATGGGTATGTTTTAGCGACTGAGGAGGAATAAAAATGGCAAATTACACAGTCACACTTACAGAGACCACAATCAAACGCACTTACATAGATGTGGAGGCGGACGATTGGGAGCAAGCCGAGGATCTAGCCTCAAAAGAATACTACGAGGGATCTACTGAGTGGCACTATGAGGACAGTCGCATAGAGATGGACACAGAAGAGGAGATAATTAAATGCAAAATTACCTAGAAGAATTTCCCAGTTTTGACGATGTACTACCAACGCTAGAGGGCTTCCACGATAGCTCATGGCACAACGACGCTTGCCCATCCCTCATGATGGAGCTAGCGGGCGGGAAGTATTGGCAGATCTTCATGGATTACAAGAATCAGGATTTAAGCGACTTTGCCGATATTGATCCAAGCACTTACAAACGCTTTGCCATCTCTTTAATGGATGAAGACGGATTCCAATTGGAGGGAGAAAACTTTGATACATGGGCGGAGCTTTTGAAATGGTTAAACGATTTTTTAGCAAATGAACATTACCTATACACACGAGGCACGAAATGAAATTATCACCAATTCAAAGCAATATGACCGAACTCACCCTAAGCAATGGTACACAAGTACTATTTAGCTATAAGACCCCCGTTGCTTGTTGGATTGACGGGCAGTTTTACAAGACCGATAAAAAATGGAGCAACACCACCACCCGCCATATTAATAAATGGACTCACTTAGCAGTAAACAAGCCACAAAGCTATTTTGACGAACTCACACAAGGAGCAATCTAATCATGGAAAAAATCTATTTGGCAACATTGGAAAGTCGTAATTTTTCTTTTAATGCAGTAGGAACAGACGAGAGATCCGCTAAGCAGACCCTAATTGATGGCTTAGCAATACACGCAGAGAAATACAAAGCCAAAGCCGAATTTTGGAAAGATTATGAGATTAAGACCGAGGCGATGACTTTCGGCACGGCATACAGGGACGGGGAGGCTATCCCCGCCAATGCTGAGGCGATAGACTTAAAAGATATGAGCTTTACCCATGACGGTCACGCTATCACTAATCCAACGCTAAGCGAATGCGGGCGTTTTGAGGTATCCCCCGAATATTATGGTTTTACCATTCAATACACGGGCGGAGGTTGTACCGCTTGGGGTAAAGAGGTGGGCAATAATTGGGTGGTGCTAAGCGACTGCGATTGTTCTCACAAACTAGGCGCGACTGGATCGGCTTTTATGATCGGCTTTTATGATGGCAACGAAGATGCTGGAATTTGGGGCGAGGAATTAGCCCATAAGATTTTGATTGTAGGGGTTCAAGAGACCACAGAAGACGAAATAGACGATTTAGCAGAAGACGCACTTAACGCGCTATGCCTAACAGTACAAAATGCCCTAGGAGTTACAGATGGGGGTTATGCCTCCATTCACTTCTCAGACGATGACACAAAAAACGCAATCAAGACATACATAAAAGCAGAATTACAAGCGCAACTAGACGAGGCAATTGCCAAGAACGAAAGGGGCGAATAATGACCTATCAAGTAAACGGGTGGACACGATTCAGCGAAGAAGATCTTTATGGTGAGGGGTGCTTGCCAAATACTAGCCAAATGTATAGCGATAATCAGGTTTTCGCTTCTGAGAGTTTGGACGATCTTATTCAGAGCCTTTTAGACTTTACGGGGGCGGATATAAATGCCGTGGAGTTTAATTCGTGCGGGGATATAGGGCGGGTAGATATCAGCTTATTAGAAGACGAGAATTGTACCTTTGCAACACGAGGGCAGATTGAACAATGGAAACGGGGCGAGCTTAAATTGTGGAGTTCAATCTATACCTTCCAAGCTAATAAGGTAAATTCCGAACCCGTCAATTTTGAGGAGGCATAAACATGACCGACAAGCAAAAAATCAATTATGCCCTTGCGATCGCATTTGCACGGGGACACATCAACGGCGAGCAAGTCGCCAACATTCTAAAGCTTATGGGGGCGAAACAATGAACGCACCCGAAACGCTAGAAAAAAGCCTGTATTGGCAACGGCACATTTTAAACGCATCTACCAACCCCGCTCAATTAGAGAGGGCGAGGCGGGCGATTATCAAGCTAGAAAACGAACTTAAACAAGTAAAGGCGACCCAATGAAATTAGAAGAAATCAAACGAGCCATTGAACACGGCGGGCGAGTACATTGGCATCATTCAGGATATGAAGTCATAAAAGACAAGTTGGGAAAATTTTTGATTGTTTGTTTAGATAATCAGTCATGTTGGGGGCTTACTTGGATTGATGGCGAAACCATGAACGAAAAGGAGGAGGACTTTTTCTTAGGGTAAACCCTATCCAGGGGTTTGCTCTTTTTTTTCTTTAAAAATCGGCATTAAGTACGCATTAGAATTGACATTTAATTTAACTGCCTAGATCGTAATTGAGGGTCAGGCTTATAGGAGGCATTATGAAAAAGCAAGTTTGGTATGGAAGAATGACATTCGGTGATTTATTGATAGGTAACGATACATACCCATTAGCATTGGTGCATGAGATCCGTTGCAAGGTGATGTTGGATGAGGAAGATATTGAAGTTTACTTAGATACATATGGCTATGATAGTTATCTAGTACCGAGCGAATTCAAGGGCGAAATTTATTACACAAGGGAGCAGTGAAATGTTAAGAGAAGACATGGTTGCAAGACTTATCGAGGATGATAAGCAAACGATTATCCAAGCATTACAAAATGGCGATACCGAGTATTTGGAGGATTGTCTGATGTATAAGGACGGCTACGACAATTGGACGCTAAGAAAGATCATTGATGAATACACATCACGCACCTGGGAGGACGAATGAAAAAAGAAGTAAAGCATTTATTGGATTTACAGGACTGTATAGACTACTTGAGGGTCAGGCTTGATGCTGCCGGAGGCGCAGAGGCTAAGGTTATTCTGAAAAACAAGATGTTTGCAGAACTTTCTTTAATTAAACAGAGGGACGCATTATGCAAATCTGGGTATGTGGATTCGACCAATTCATTGAAAAACTTATTGACGGAGAAGATATGAGAATGAAAAACTATGCAGTAACCATAGAGGTGAGAGGAACGGTCACGGTATTTGTAAGCGCACCTGATTATGAGGAGGCGGAGGAGGTTGCAATCGAGCAAGCGCAGAATCAGAACTGGAACGATTGGGATTTAGAACTTGAGGTTAATGGTTCAGAGGAGGATAGCGATGATTGATGATGTTGCTATCCTGGCTATGGTTTTATTCTTTTTTGCTGCGTTATGTATGCTATGAGGATACTTAAAGACAGGGATTATCTTATCCAAGTTATTGAGAGGCTGAAAGATAAAGGAGGGTTTGCGGTATCATTAGGTCAGGCTGCATTGTTGGCAGATGAAGATAACCTAAAAATATTGATAAACTCTTACCCCCATATATTTATTGAGGGTCAGGCTTTAAGATTGGTCAAATGAACGCAGTTATTGTTTACTTAAAAGATGGTATCCACGGCAAAGTTGAAGTTGTCGTGGAAATCATTGGCAAACCTAATCAATCCTATACATTGAGTGGCCCAGTCCTAGAGATGATTGCTAATCATCCCCTCTCAGACTTTGTACGGGAAAATGAGTTTACTCAGGACTCCCCCACGGAATGGTTGCAATAAGATATTGCCCCGCTGCATTAGCTCCCACCTTTAATTCATAGTCGTTAAAGTCGTCGCCATCATCAGGCGGGACACAATAAACCCGCTTAGATTGTTTAGCTACTCTGATCCCTACTGGGTCATGGTCAGCTACGATTACACAGTCAGAATATTGCTTAGCCATCTCTACAATATTTCCAGCAGAGAAACAGATCACAATAGTATAGCGACGATGGACAGACTTCAGCGCTCTACGAATGGACATGGCAGTAGCTACTCCTTCACATAAGATTATCTTGCCCTTGTTATCTATGATCGTTGCTGATCCCTTATTCTTTTGACCAGTTAAAAAAGTCTTTTTGCCGTCTACTGAAATTAATTGAAGACCAGCGAGACTTCCGGCAATGCGCATAGGCACGACCATCATTTCATTCCAGACATTGACCTTTTCATTGGGAAACCCCTTCTTAGCCATGTAAGGATGAGCTTGCTTCTTACATTGGTTTAGGATCCAGGACGCCTTTCCTGCTGCCTGCTTCTGCCGAGATTCCTGATCGACGGCTACTTTTGCTTTACGAGTAGCTACTTGAGGGTCATGCTTGTGATTCTTATCGCGCCAAGATACTGGCTTCTCATGTAGCGCCCAGTTTTGTACCGCTCCTGTAGATCCATCAAAGATGTATGCACCGTTACGAGAATGTGGCTTGTCTGATGTAGGCACACGAACCCAACGATCCTGAATGATATTATCAATTATAAGTCCGTGCGACTCTGCAAATCTATAGAAGTCCATCTTCAGCTTTCTGAATTCGTTTACCGATCCATGCCATTACGGGGACAGCCATTGAGTTACCCATAGCCTTGTACCTAGGGGCATCAGGAGAGTCAGGCTTACCACGCCAAGGAATATCAGTATAGCCATCAGGGAAACCCTGCAAGCGCTCGCATTCTGTTGGAGTGAGGCGGCGAACTGCCATATGCTGAGCTACAAAAGTCTGAGCATGATGTGATTGAACCGATGGGCGCAATGCTTGGAGGGCTGGCGTTACATCCAATGGAGTAGCGCTAAAGTTATTGGCCTTAGCATCTTCACGGATTGAATACGCACCCACCAATGGAACGTTACCGCCACCTGTACCCCATCTTGAGGTCACTGTTTGGCATACATCACCCATTGGCTTAACTCTGGAGTCTGCTGGGTGAGTCTCGTAAACTACGAGATCTGTATGATCCTTGTAGGCACGGGCTTTCAGAGTGCTAGCCGTACCATCAGTAGAGTATTCACCGAACGCCACTAATCGATTGGTAGTGACTAAGGTTTCTGATCCTCCTCCGAGATCTCCTCCATCTCGTCGCAATGTCCCGACTCCCTCACCGTAGTTTCCAAAGCTGCTTGGAGCAAAGCCGGCAGTTTCTTTCCCCGTTTCTCTGCTCGGCGGAGTATCCCTGCGCAAGCTTTCCCGCTCAAATAAAACTTTGGCAGGAGATTCCCAGTCTCCAAGACATCCGACAACAAAGACACGCCTGCGTCGCTGGGGAACTCCGAAATACTGAGCGTCAAGCACCCGATACGCGAACCCATACCCGCATTCTGCCAACGCCCCAAGGAAGGAACCAAAATCCCGTCCTCCGTTTGAACTGAGGAGGCCTGGCACGTTTTCAAATATGCACCACTTGGGTCTAAAGCGGTCAAGTAATCCAATATAGCATAAGGCAAGATTCCCTCTTGGGTCTTCAAGTCCTTTACGGAGTCCGGCAACGCTAAAGGATTGGCAGGGAGTGCCTCCAACCAAAAGTCCAACTGAGTCAAGATTCCACTCCTTATATTTAGTCATGTCGCCCATATTGGGGACAGTAGGGTAATGATGCGCTAATACTTCTGATGGGAACTTCTCTATCTCTGAGAATGCTACGGGCGTCCAGCCTAGATCGTGCCAGGCTACGCTCGCTGCTTCTACTCCAGAGCATACCGAAAGGTATCTCATTTCTCTTGTGCCTTTCTTAACTCTGCAACGCACTCATCTAGATATTCTTGACTTACTCCAATACCTTCATAAGCCAGTATTTGTTTCAACGCTTCTATTTCAGCTAATGCGTCAGCGTATTGTTTTACTGTTGGATATGGTTGCGATTCTTTTAACCTCATAGACTTCATGCCTTCAGCAAAACCAAACGCTTTACCACGTTTAAATGCATCTAATACCGCTTGTTCTGTATTCATTTTTTTACCACTCCAATCTGATAACCACGATGAACTACATCTAACTGATTACGATAGATATTTAAGAATGCATCAATAGCCATTTGAGGACGGTCATAATCAATTAGCTCAGGTTTCCATAAGTAATCGTCAAACACCATAGCTCCACCGCTCTTGAGTAAACCCCAAGCCATGCAAGCATCAGCCAATGTATCGTAAGCAGTATGGCTGCCATCAACATAGATGAAGTCGTATGGATTATTTTCCATAATCAATTGAGCTAAACCTTGGTAGGATGTACCGCGCAAGAATGATAAAGACTGGGTAGGTTTAATTACCTCTTCAATATTATTCATAAAACATTCGTCTTGACCTTCATATACGGTAAAAAGATCTACGCAATGGATCAATCCATCATCATCCAATGCGTTTTGTAAAAACCATGTGGTAGACCTACCCTCAAAACAACCGATTTCTAAGAATCGTTTTTTACTAGGAAGGTTAGCAACAATTTTTATTAAATGCTGAATGTTATGGTCAAACCAGTCTTGGGTGAAGTTCATTTGTTTTCCTTTGTTAGTCTTGTAGTAAATCTTTAATGTTAATACCTCTTTGCTCTAATGCTTTTTTAAACTTTTCTTTTGCTCTAGCTTCTATGCTTCCTAAGTTTGCCCTGCTTGTACCAAACGCATCTGCTACTTCTTGTTGCGTCATAGAAAAATCGTTATATGAAACCTTTTCCATTATGTTATTGCTCCTTGTTGTTTAGCTTTACCTTTTGAATATGCAATCATTCTGCTCTTAACCCACTTTACGGTCTCTGTTGTTGGTGGTTGAGGCTGGACATCTTTAAGACCACGGGGAAATACCTTAAACTTCTCTTTGTATTTATGCTTAGCCCAACCATCCTGATACCCCTTCATACGCCCGTAATATATTAGCTCAGCATAAAACTGGTCATTTGCTATCTGAAGCTTTTTATTTGTAGCTTCTAGCTCCTCAAGTTCACCAGGAAGTGATAAAATCAAATTTAGATTCTGCCGAGTGTGTCCGCAGGAATGGCATATATTTGTCTTTGAGATCCAAAGCTCCTTGCATTCGGGACACTTAGCCTGTAACTTTTCCTTTTCAGTAGGCTCTTTGCGTACACGATCCCCGCCAGTAGCCTCCTCCAAAGTCTTAACTCCTTCGGTGTATAGATGATCCCAGTCTTCCCTGAATCGTAAAAAATTGCCTGAGTGATCCAGCCAAATACCAAACTCTTTGCCTGGGTGCGGGCGCATAACCCTACCCAATTGCTGAACATGGGAGCTAAAAGACTTGGAGAATGGACGGGCGGATACGCCAATCATTACATCGGTCACATCAAACCCACGAGTAAGGATGTCGGTAGCAATTAATCCGTGGATCTCTGTATCTGTCTGAGTAAATAACTCAATCATGTCTTTCTTGTATTGGTCATCTTCCTTATAAGAAATTGACACAAAGTTATAACCAGCATCAGCAAACTGCTTGACTAGATCACGACCATGCTCTACGCCTGAACAGAACACAATAGTCTTTCTTGGGCCACCAAATACTTCATGGGTTTTCTTAATCCATTCACCAACAATATCGCCAGTCAATTGCATACCACGCTTAGAAACTTCATTCGCTGCCCACTCTCCGGCTATTTTCTTGGCGCCAGACATATCAATTTCTTTTGCAATAAATACCTTGAGAGGTACAAGCCAGCCATTCTCAATCAGATCGCCCGTAGGAGATGCCCCGACCACATGGGTATAGATATCACCCAACCCTTTTGTAAACGGCGTGGCGGTCAATCCAATGACTTTAATCTGTGGGTTATTCTTAATGAACTCTACTGTTTTCTTGCGGGCAATATGGCACTCGTCAATCATCAATAGATCAATGTCTGGGAAGTTCTTGCGCTTCTCTAGGGTTTGGGCTGAGCAGATCTGAATGCGCTCAGTAGGACGATTTCTCCAATGCCCTGCCTGCATTACCCCATGATCTATGCCGTACTTGTTAAGGCGAACACTTGTCTGATCTACCAATACGATTCGATCCAATAACATAGCGGTCTTTTTAAATTTCTCAGCGACTTTACTCATAATCGCCATAGCAACTTCGGTCTTACCAAAGCCTGTTGGAGCATACAACAACTGCCTTGTATGTCCTTGTGCAAATCCTTCGCGGAGCTTTTGCACTACCTCTTCTTGATGAGGTCTAAGAATCAGCATGATATTTTCCTAGAAAACTCTTTGTGATATTTGTCTCTTGCCTCTTGAGCGACAAGATCGGCTAGTTCAATATCTTGAAACCTGCCAAAATGCAGACTTAAACTGTTTAACCCAATGACAACCTGCCATTTGCCTGTTCTTTTACACCAGGATACATTTTTAAATCCAGACTTATTATTTTTCGACTTAGCTCTATTGTGTTGATTTTGTGATAGGTTAACCGCTCTTAAATTTTCAATGCGATTGTTTGTGCGATTCCCGTCAATATGGTCAACAATCTGAGGTGTATAACCATGGTGCATCAAGAAAACAATTTTATGCACATAGTATTCTTTGTATGCAACTTTTGTACGCAAGTATTCACTACCTGTAAGAGATCCAATCTCTTGACCAATTTGAACTTTATTTGATTTATGGCTGGTTTTAGTCTTGCAATACAGTTTTCCATCTCTGTATTCAAAAAACTGTAAAGCTGTTTTTTGGTCTAACATTCGTACTCCTTGCTACTAGGATACCGCCTAGCTTCGGGTTAATGAAAAAGGGTTACAACCTACGACAATATTAATGTATGTGAAGCATTAAAAATATAGGTGTAACCCCTTATTGCTATTGTCCTAATTGCTTTCTCATTGCAAAAATCTGTTTATCTAAAGTTTTAATTTGTTTTTTAAGTTCATTATTTTCGTTCATTAATGAATTGACTCTTGCTTTGTAATGCACGATCTCGCTTTCTTGAGCCTTAACCGTAATTTGAAGATTTTCAAGGAGCAACCCAGCAGATTCCCTCTCTTCGTCCGTGCCTTCCATCGCGCCGACTGCGAGCTTTGCCTTGAGGGTTTCGTTCTCTTCTGCAAGAGCTTGGAATTCGGTAGCAAGTTCTTGGAGCTGGTGGTTCTCATCTAAATCATCTTCCTTAATTTCTGATAGTTCTGGTAATACTTCTTTTGGGCGCGGTGTTGCAACGGCTGGAACGCCATTCAACTTACGACGGTAATTTGCAACGAACACATGGGATACGCGACAAATACGAGCAATTTCTCGATCAGCTGCATTCTCTAATTCAACATCGTCAAATGCTTTATCAACCGCTTTGTATTTGTCCAAGTTAGAACGACGCAAGCCATGTCCCTCATTGGCTCCAAGGCTGTATAGCCAGGCGTTACGATAAGTATCCTCAATTACATCTACGGCGATATCATCTAACCCAGCTGCTTTATGCGCATGGTAGCGGTGCCATCCATCAGCCAAATAATAGCTAGATCCATCGTGGTATACCGTAATAGCTGGTAGCTTACCGCCTTCTCTGAGTACCTCGGTATATTCATTAATTACCTCCTGGTCAATGCGCTCACGGTTTTGTAAAGCGTCATCCAAAATAATGTTGGTTAGTTTCATTGGTTCCTTGTAAGTTCTGATAATGTCATTTTAAGTTCATGCTCTGTGGATTTAGGATTGTTTGCAACGCTAATTGCTTTGACCGCTTTTTCCTTCCATCTGATGACATTTTGTATTGATCCCTTTTGTACTGATATTGGGACAATCCCTACTTGATTTCTTATTTCTTCTCGTATGTCCATACTCTTCTCTATTGTTACAGTTAGCTATGTGTTACACATAGTGTCCGGCTCGTATCCTTTTGGTGGACGCACTTAGCCTACCTGTGCGTCCTTTAGCCGTATCCAATTGGAGCCACAGCACTCGCCAGTCGTTCGTAGAATCGGCACTAGCTTCGCCACCGATATTTGCGCTTTACATCCACTAACCCCCAGTGCGCTTGTAATCTAACCGCTGGTGTGTCCTTCCCCGCCCAGTTAGATCCGCTGAAAGAAAAACCCCACCGATGAGTGAGGTTGTTTTATTCAACGAAATTAGTTTATCACAACTGAATGATTGTCATACTAGGGAATGTACTTATTGCTAAAAAAAAAGGGCTGGCTCCGTGATGCCAACCCTAAACCCATCAACCACAAAGGAAACTACATGGTTATTATACTTACTGTCTTTTTGTACAGTATTGGGGTTTACCCTAAATTGGTAATATTACCAGTTGATACTTGTAGGCTGCAAATGAACTGCTTAATTTATTCTTATAAGTTACAAATAAACATACAAATTTCGGACAAACAATGCTCATTCAATGTCCTATTTTTGCAGAAATAACCTATACAAATCATATATTTAACGCACTTTTTTTCTTTTAACACTCACCATGTTATAAAGCAATAACAAAGTTAATTTCACAGTAAAAACAAAGCAAAGCCTGTAACTGTAAAAAACAACCTACTGTCTGTAATTTACGCAATATATTGCACATAAGCCCACATAAAGCTCAATGTATTAACCATATACATACTTTTCCCTGTTTTTTGTAAATATCAATTTTTACTGGGAAAAATATATGGCTTGATTGTTACCTGGCATCCACCACCTTTTATCTTTTCGCCCCGCTCAACAGTTAGTTTCCATACTTGCTGGTCGTCGTCATACAAGATCCCGTTCATGGAGTCAAGTATCGCTTTGCAAATGTTGTCAATGTCCAACAATCTTTTATCTCTTGGGTAAAGAATGATTGACACTTCTAATGGCTGATCTCCAAATGTATCCAACTGATTACATATCTCATGCACCGCTCGCTTGAACTCTACGCCCCGCTTGGAAATATATCTTCGCTTACCTGATTGCAACCAGTAAGAATTCACAGATGGAGGATATGGAAATGTAAGGGTAATCACCAATGCAATAGGTATTAAATTTAGGTTTACAATAGGTACGAATAACACATAAAGGATAACACAATGGCAACTAAACGCAAAAAAGGGGAAATGTTTACCCACAAGAATTCCATAACCTACTCTATGGAACGCAGAGCTAATAAGGTAGAAAGTAAGCGCCGTATAGTTGAGCTGGCTAATGGGCCGTTGTTTTATATATTTGGTTACAGCCTTACAAACAAAGGAGTTAGCCATGATTCTGTTTGATGAAGTAAAGGTAACTTTTTTAACAGCAGTATGTGTATTTTTCTTTTTATATTACTTAACGAAATGGCTATCCAAATGAATTTAAAAGACTTAATTGAAGCATTAGATCAACGCTATGGCAACCCACACTCCAGCAAAGAAAATTATCTTATTCAGGAAGCCATTAAAACATTGCAAGAGATATTAAAGGCACAAGAAAAATGACAATGAGAATAAGTTGCGCAAAATGTGATTATCCACTTGATGTTTTTGATGTTAAGTCACATAAATGCAAGCCAAAAGTAAAGTTGGTTTCTGAACTTACAGTTAAAGAATTGCAAGAAATACTAAGAAAGGCACAAGAGAATGGCTGATATAACAATGTGTTGTGACGAGACTTGTAAGAAGCGAGAGAGGTGTTATCGCTTTACTGCTAGGGCTTGTGAGTATCGGCAGTCTTACTTTGTAGATAGTCCAAGGCAAGGTAAAGAATGTAAGTACTTCAGCGATAACGAAGACAAGACCAAACGATTAAGGAAGAATTGCGAATGAACGAATTTGTAGAGTACTGTTTCGGCATAACTATGCTTTTATTTGGTATTAGCATGTTTATGATTGCTATTGCATTGGTTACGGGGATTATTAAATGAACGCAAATGAACTAATGCCACAGCTAAAGGAACTTAGTGATGAAGTATTAAAGCTAGTTAAAAAATGTAGCCAGCAAGATTATGAAATTCAAGATTTAGCAGAATGGAAGCGGTCTTTAATGGAAGCTAATAGCCAGCAACAAGCTGAAATAGCCGAACTCAAACACATGAATAGAAATTGGCAGATTTCAGAAGGAATGGCATTAGCTGAAATAGAAGCGTTGAAGACAGAGAATCAATTTTTTAAAGACCTTATGGGTGATGTAGAAATACTAAGAAAGGCTAGTGAGAAATGAACAATGAACCAGTAGCGTGGATTAGAAGCGGCGATGACCAGCTTTCTTTAGTTAAAGGGGAAGACGATGGCTATATGGTTTGGAATCCACTCTACAAACATCCAGCAAAGACACTAACAGATGAGGAAATAATGTCTGAATGGGAAGAAAGCAAAGATGAAGTTGATTTTGCTAGAGCAATACTAAGAAAGGCACAAGAGAAATGACTGATTACTATTGCGTACATGGACATAACGTAAGTAAATATAAATGCCCTAAATGTGAAGCTGGTATCTTACTAAGAAAGGCACAAGAGAAATGAGCTTTGATATTATTACTTACGAAGGTATGAGGGTTACTCAGTGGTTCCCCACTGTGGATGCCCTATTGAAGTCTATGTTAGCTAACCCTAAAGACAGGTATTGGAGGGTTTTATGATACTTATTAAGTGGTCAGG